GGTGACGGCGTTTCCTTTATGAAAGGCAAAGAAAATCCTTACTACAGCCAGATTAAACAGTTTTTGTTCGACAAGTAAAACACCGCTAACAAAACAATCCTAAGCCCGTCAGTTTTCGGCGGGCTTAGGATTGTTTTCAAACTGCACGATAAAAAATTGACAAATACAGAATATCCTGTTAAAATTCAAATGAAATAAGCGTATTGAAAGTGATGGTGCGGGTGATGTTACCAAGGTTTAAAGTTAACGTGTTCCTGTGTGCCAATATGTCAAGTATCATAGGTGTTGAGAGTAGTTTTGAGAGTATAATTTATATCGAAACAGTGGGGAGTGATATTTTCCCTATATGCAGAGCTATCGACATCGGTGAAAAAGCATGGCAAGAAAGTGGGCGAAAATTGAATTATCGCGTAGAAACTATGGACGACGAGATTGTACTGGTTCGTTATGCAGACATGAATTACGCTACTTGTGACCTAGAGGACTTTTTTGAAATTGTTGCGAGAAAAATGGAATCTTTCGATTATATACACGAATATTTTAACAACTAGGAAAGGTGGGGTTAAAAATGGCAATGAGTAAGGCACACATTGCAGCAACCAACAGATATAACGCAAAGACGTATGACCGTATTTTGCTTAAAGTCAGAAAAGATGCAGAAATCAACAGCGAGTTTATTAGAAAACATGCGGCGGATAGAGGCGAGAGTTTGAACGGCTTTTTGCTACGAGCTGTCAAAGAAGCGATTGAACGTGACAAGGCTACTGATTGAACAATAGTTATAAGTGCAGGGATACCGAAAAGAGTTTTTTTTGTTTAAATTGAAATAAGACTTGAAAAAACTATCCTTTTATTTCGGATTATCCGATTAAGTTGAAATAAAATTAAAGAAAACGATGTCTTATTTCATTTTAGTTTGACAAGTTGAAATAAGGCGTTTAAAATTCGCTCCATATTTCGGGAGGTGAATTTTATGAAAGAGAATCGTGCGGGACATTACAGAAAAAATTTATCGGGTGAAATGACCTACTATTCATTTGTACCAAACGCCTTGCCGCCTAACCCCGCGTTGAATGTCGATGATGAGATGATTCTGCTGTTGACAAAAGCAAATCGAAGTATTGCAACGCTGGACAGCTTATCCGCGAATATTCCCAACAAGGATTTGTTTATTTCAATGTACGTCAGAAAAGAAGCGTTGTTGTCTTCTCAAATTGAAGGAACGCAAGCTACGCTTGAGGACATACTTGATCCGATGGTTGATGAGAACGTCAATCGTGATGTGGCAGATGTCATCAACTACGTCAGTGCGACACTTTATGCGATAGACAGACTAAAAACTTTGCCGCTGTGCAATCGACTGATAAGGGAAAGCCACGAAGTTCTGATGAAAAATGTTCGAGGGCAGTATAAAAACCCCGGCGAGTTCAGGAAGTCTCAAAATTGGATAGGCGGACAAGGCTCGACAATTCAAACTGCACGATACATTCCGCCAACAGTGCAAGATATGACAACGGCAATGTCAGACCTCGAAAAATTTATGAACGCAGATGACATGACGGATATTTTAATAAAGGCGGCATTGATTCACTATCAGTTTGAAACAATTCACCCGTTCTTGGACGGTAACGGCAGAGTGGGGCGTTTGCTGATTACTCTTTTTTTGTTGGACAAAAATTTTTTGTGTACGCCGGTGTTTTACATTTCCTATTTTCTGAAGAGAAATCGTATTGAATACTATGATCGAATGAGTGAGGTGCGATTGAAGGGAAATTACGAACAATGGGTAAAATTTTTTCTGACGGCAGCAGACGAGTCAGCACGAGACGCTATAGATACAATAAAAGAATTGGCAATTCTGCACGAGAAAAATATCGCACTGATTGAACAATTCGGCAGAGCAAGAATAACAACCTTATCGGTATTTGAATATTTGGAGCGTAGTCCGATTATAGAAATCGGCAAAACTGCACGAGCGTTGAATTTATCTTTCAACGCCGTATCATCTGCTGTAAATCGGTTGAAAAATATCGGAGTTTTGGCTCAGGTAGAAAATGCAAGCAGAAACAGAATTTTCGCCTATTCGGATTATTTAACGATTTTGAAAAAAGGCACTTAAAAATTTTTAAGTTGCTTGGTAATATTCCCGCTACTCGGCAAGCGGTTTATAAATGGTCGAGGCACAAAAGCACTTCCACTTTGGAGGTGCTTTTTTTGTTGCGTTTTATTAACCGAAAGTCGAAATGTTGTCTACCAAAAGTTGACTATAATAAAATTTTCTAAAAAATTTTTAAATTTTTTTCAAAAAACTCTTGACAAATAAAGAGCAACCTGTTAGAATATAACCATAAAATAAAACAATAAATTATAAAAATCAAACGGAGGTAGAAAAATGACAAACACAAACTTGAACAAAAAGGTTAAGGAGCTTCGTGAACTCAAGATGATGGCAACGGAGCTTGCGACAGAAATCGAGAGTATTCAGGACGAAATCAAAGCCGAAATGACGGCGTTAAAAACGGACATCTTAAAGGGCGTTGATTGGAAGATTACTTGGAAGGAGTATACACAATCTCGTCTTGACACTAAACGCCTTGAAGCAGACTTGGGTGACTTGTCCGAGTACAAAAAGGTCAGCAGCTATAAGCGTTTTTGCCTCAGCTAAAATCCCCCCTGATGAGAACCAGCCGGTAACTGGTCGAAACCGCCACAAGGCGGTCGTGGGAAACCACAAAAAATAGTTGGAGGCGTCAGATATGACAGCAGAAGAACGTAAAGTGAGTCATAAGTTAGACGATTTGATAATGGTACATAGCAGCGTGAGTACTTATGCTGAATTTAATGAAAAAGTTGAGGCTATGTCTCTGAGAGAAAAATGTCGTTTTCTCGAAAGTCTCATCGAGAGTATAAATAATTCATCGGAGTTCAAAGAACTCAAAAGTAATCATGATGTCAGTATTTTCTACTACGCGAATAAAGACTTCGTCGAGTTTGTAATGCAAATAAATAATTGGTTTTGTCCATTATTCACCTTTCCTGCCTGATGAGAGCTGAACGGTACTCAGCCGAAACCGCCACAAGGCAGTCGTGGGAAACCACAAAAAAAATAGTTGGAGGTGTCGGATATGACAAAAGAAGAATGTAAAACCTTTATTGACAAAACGGTTGAATTGTCGGAAGCCTTGCACAAAGTCGGACATGAGCTTTGGGCAGCTACCAAAGATAAAGTTGCCGTAACAAAATTTCACGAGGCGGTTAAAGAAATGGACGATAAAATTGTCAAATTGCTTAAAGGAGTGTCTGCAGAATGAAAAAACTCTATCCGTTTTCCAAAATCGACGGTAATACCGAATTGACGAATAATGTGCTGAATATCTGTTGGAGCAAAGAAGGGCTGATGTTGGACTTGTTTACCGACAAGAAGACTTTGGAAGGTGCATATATCCAGTGGAAAAAAGACTGCGAGCAAGCAGTGCGAGACGGTGCAATTCCCGAATCAGTCGGCATTTGGGAAGAATACGACGAAGAAACCACTTTCAGCAATATGTTGCAAATCGAAGAGCAAGAGGATTGTTACTACCTGTTCTATCAGTGTCCTTATGAGTGGTTGCGTTGTTAAGTCAATTCACGTTTGTCGTGAAAAATTATTAAAAGGAGCTTTTTGAATGAAAAAATTTAAGAACAAAAATGAAGAATACATCCGTTATCTTGATGCACTTATCAATGCACAAATTCAGTTAAGAAAGATAATGGCTAAAAAAGACTGGTTGCTTGCGGAGACTCAGAAGGGTTACGTTGTAAAGTACCTCAGTAAACTTTCCGAGTGCAAAGCCAATATCGCTAACTACCGTGCAATGCTTGCTGTGTGAATGAAAGGTGTGATTACAAATGTTTAATGTTGAAAATCCTGTTGTCAGAGACGAACTTTGGTCAGGCAATGCTACAGCTGAAATTGAGGGCTATGACGACGAAGAAGCCATTTTAGCAAACGCACTGGCACGTCAAAGCAGATTGCGAAAGCAGAAATTGTAAAGGCTGTATTTGGTACAAAAAAGACTACACGTCGTGTTGGAAGAAATAAAAAAAATCGACGCACCGCGTCAGTTAGGAACACGTTGCGGTGCGTCGAGTAGTGAAACTCAAGGGGTGAGATAAGAATGGCTAAGAAAAAATCTAATGAAGTTACTGTTGATTCAGACCACAGAAAAAAGTTTATTAAGTCGCTTGATAGTGCAGCACAAAATCGCGGTCGCTGGGAAGTTTTCACAGATTTTTTAAAACTGACAGCATTAGCAATCAGTAATTCAGATCGCTTTTTTATCTGTTCTGATAAAAATACGGTTGAGGAACGTGAAACTGATTATATTCAGACTGTCAACAAGTATACGAAAAAGGAAAGGTTATTTTTTCCTCTGATGTTGGCAGAATTGACGTTAGAATTGGAGAACGCTTGCCGTAGTCGATATGTTGATGTACTCGGCGAATTGTTTCACACGTTAGATTTTCAAGATGAGTGGAAAGCTCAGTTTTTTACGCCGCAGCACGTCAGTGATATGGCAGGTAAGTTGGTAATAAGCGGCAATGAAGTCAAAAACGCCATTGACGAAAAAGGCTTCATAACGATAAACGAACCATGCTGTGGCGGAGGCTCTATGATTTTCGGCGGATTAAATGCCATGCGAGAGTACGGTCTGAATCCTTGTACTCAGGCATTGGTAGTCGCCGGAGACCTTGACATAAGATGTGTTCATATGACGTACATTCAACTTAGTTTGTACGGTATACCGGCGATAGTTGTGTAGCAAAACTCTTTATTTCGCGAAACGTTTGGCAAGCCGTGGTACACTCCAATTTTTACGGTAAACGGTTGGAAGTACAAAATGAGAAAAGCCGGAATTTGTTGAACGGTAGAAAAAGGCGTATGCCGAATTACCGATACGCATACGCCTTGTTAAACAAATTATAAAAACACAGTGGTCGCAGTATAGCTTGTCCTTAGTCAAAAAGCAAATTTTTCTCCGAACAACTGAAAATTAAGAAAATAAATTTTTTAAATAAATTTTCTATTTTTTTTTAAAATACTTGATAAATAAAGAGCAACCTGTTAGAATAACACCATAAAATAAAACAATAAATTATAAAAATCAAACGGAGGTAGGAAAAATGAAAATCTTTTATGAAGCATACTGCTATGACAAATCCTTGTTAGCTACCCGTCAAGATCCGTATTCGGTCAGCTACAATGTTAATTGTGAGACGCTGGAAGAAGCCGCACATCACGCAGCATATGATTTGGAATCGTTTTACAAGCACGGTTGGAAAGACTATGGCGGTGCGGTTTTGATGATTGACGGCAAGTGCGTGTACGATGCTCTTCCGAGTGGCAACATCGAGTTTCACGGCTGTGAGGAGTTTGAAAAACTTCTCCGTACTAAAATGGGTTTGTAATCTCGCCTGATGAGAACCGAATGGCGATCGGTCGAAACATTCGCAAGGGTGTCGCGGGAAGCCGCAAATTATAAAAGCACAGGGGGCTGTAAAAATGGAGCAGTATAAAAAAGTCAGCGAAAAAATCTTTGAGTTTGCCGAGAAAAATTCTTGGTTGTGGCACAGTCAAAAAGCGTGGGACGCTTACGAGAAGTACGCAGATGAAAACGAAGGCTTTAATTCGTTTTTTGAAAAACATTTTCTGAAGTTGCCGGAGTAGAAAAAATTCCTCGCCTGATGAGAGCTGATTGGTGATCAGTCGAAACCGCCGAAAGGCGGTCGCGGGAAACCGTAAAATTTCAAGTAAAATGGAGGTAATTGTCATGCAAGAAATTCAGACAATAGACTACAAAGGCTTGCCTGTCAGAATAGCGTATATTGGCAGCAATCGCTGGTGGTCTTTAACTGATGTGTGCAATAAGGCTCTCGGTTATGTGCAATTCAATCACATTCGCAAGAGGCTGAATGCTGACGACTCTAAAACCGTCAGCATTAAAAATGAAACCGGCTTTGGTGGCAGAAGAATGACTTTCGTCAGTGAAGATGGACTGCGTAAGATTCTCAGCCACGTTTACAAACCTGAAGGCGAAAATTTCAGGCGTTGGCTTACGACAGAAATGAAAATGCCGGTTATTGCACCAAGCAAACCTTCGGCAGAGTCCGAACTGCAAATCAAGCCATCGGCAGAGGCAGGACTTCAGAAAGCACAAATGCTCATTCGTATAGCGGAGCATAAAGCAATTCCGAAAGACGAGCAACTCAGACTTTTAAATATGGCAGTAAAAGAATTGACAGGCTCTGAATTTAATTTTGAAAATATCGAGCCTTCAGCGGTTGATTCAGACGTTATGAAACTGCCTGAAGTAGTTGGTTTTATAAAGCAAAAGAAGATGAAAAAATTTGGCAGCCTTCAACTCGATTTTTATCCTGCAGAACACATTGCGAATCGAATTGGTATCTCTGCCAAAAAGTTTGATAAACTTGCCAACGAACATAATTTTAAAAACAGCCATACCGGCATTTGGGAAGAAATCACCACACCGCAGGGCAAAGCTCGTGAATTTATGTATCTTCACGGTACACCGTATTTTTATCGCGGTAATGGAGAATTTACTTACCTCTGAAAATATTTGCCGGTAGGCTGTTTTTTATTGCGGATATTATCTTGGCGTAAAGACAAAGGGGGAAATTCAATGGGGACACGGCATTTAACGGCAGTTTTTCTTGACAGCAAATATAAGGTCGCCCAATATGGTCAATGGGACGGCTATCCTCGTGGAGCAGGAAAGAATTGTTTGAATTTTGCACAATCAATCATTGAAGAAACTGCACGGAATAAATTTGCAAATAAAGTTCGCAGTTGTTCGTGGGTAACACGAGAATATATCGACGATAAAACCAATCAGGAAGATTGGCAGAAAAATTATCCCGAACTTTCACGCGATACCGGTTCGGATATTTTGCAACTCATTCAAAAAGGTAGTGGCGGCTTAAAACTCGTCAATTCGATTGATTTTGTTGCAGACGGGCTTATGTGCGAATGGGTCTGGGTAATTGATTTGGATAAAAGCACTTTTGAAGGATTCAGAGGTTTCAATGACAAGCCACTTACGCCCCACGACAGATTTCATTTCTTGCAGTATGATGAGAATGAATCGTTTTATCCTGCACGGCTCATTAAGGAGTGGCAATTAAGCAATTTGCCTACCAACGAAGAATTTCTAAAATTTTTTGAAAAAGAGGACGATCACCGTTAAAAAAAGCGGCTTGCCATATCTGAAAGGCAAAGCTCGCAAATCATGAGTGCAGAAACGACCGCTCAAAAAAAACGGGCGGTCGTAAGCAACTCAAAAAAAATAATCCTTTCGGACGTAATGCTAATATTTTCAAATTGCGAAAATTATAGCCATTCAACCACATTTAGTCAAGTAAAGAAGGTGTTTTCAGGCGGAAAATTCATTGTTTCGTTAATGTTCCCTATCCTGTTCTGCCTTTTAATCCTTACTACTACTTACTCTATACAGTATAGGTAACAGGGTAACAATAAAATATATAGATATATAATATATAGAGGGTATAGGGTATATATAGCCTATATATACCCCCTAAACGCCCTAAATCATATAAATATATAGGAAATTACTACCTGTTCTGTTTTGATGTTTCTTCGGAAGAAATGCTCTGTTATTTGTGAGGATTGCTTTGTTTTGTCAGACCTGATGAATATTTGGCTTAATTTTTCGTAAAAAATTTTCCAAAAAATATTTTAAAAAAACCTTGACAACACAAACAAAAAGTTATATAATTCAACTATAAAGATTTTAATTAAACCGAAATATAAAAACCTGCCTGATGAGAACTGAGTGGTACTCAGTCGAAACCGTCACAAGACGGTCGCGGGAAACCGCAAAAAATTTATTCAAATTCAGTAGGTAATTTCAATAAAATGATTTATATAAAAATCTTTCTCTGCCTGAAATCGAATCGAGCTTGATGAATTTTTCCGTCATAGACTGTCTCACGATAATAAACACCGTCTTGCAACCATTCACGTTTTATTGTTTCACCTTTTCGGATTTCCGGCATACTGCTTTTTGCTAATTCCGCAAGTTCTTTTGCTACTGTAAAAAATGCACGGAAATCTGTTTTCATTCGTCTTGCTCTCTTCGTTTTTGTCTGAATTGTCGTTAAGCAGCTCGTCGACTGTACAGCCGTATAGTTTCGCTATTGACGGCAACAATGAAGCTCTCGGTTTAGATATGCCTCTTTCCCATTTATTGACTGCGGCACTCGTAACCCCTAATACTTTTGCAACTTCACGCTGCGTAGGGATTGCTCCATACAATCTTCGTTTTTTCAAAGAATTCATTTATCTACCCCCTTTTTTATTTTATCCCAAGAGTTTAAATAAAATCTGTATGGTTGGATTATATGATTTTTGTTTAAGCTTGTCAAGAAAAAATTTAATGAAATTTTAATGTTGACATTGTTGACAATTTGAACAAAAAGATATAAAATAAACTAACAGTAAAAATAATTGATTGAGGAGGCGGAAACAATGGCTACTTTTGGCGAAAGACTTAGAAAATTGCGTCGTGACGCAGATGTTACTCAGACTGAATTGGCTGAGTACCTCAATATTAAAGGAGCGGCTGTGGGGAAATATGAGACCAACAAAAATGCTTATCCGGATATCAAAACGCTGGTGAAGATCGCTGATTATTTTAAAGTTACTACGGATTATCTACTTCGAGGTATATCAAACGAGGAGAACGTCATCAGTAACAACAAAGCTGTTGCTCAAGCGAATGTCCAAACTAATAATGGGGACGTTGTTGTAAACAATCAGCAACTTTCTCCTGAAATTAAGGAACTCGTGCGTGTTTATGAAGGACTTAACGGCAGAAATCGCTATGAACTTCTTAATTTTGCGTTCAATTTAGAAAAGAAAAATTCCGATGGTTTATGATAGTATGAAACGCACAGCTGTATATATCAGAGTATCCACGCAAGAACAAGCACAGGAAGGTTATTCAGTCGAAGAGCAAAAAGAACGTTTAATTGCGTATTGCAAGGCTCACGATTGGATTATAACCGATATTTATGTTGACGGCGGATATTCAGGAGCAAATTTAAATCGTCACGCTATTCAGAAATTGATGAAAGAGACACAAAATTTCGATGTGGTCTTGGTCTACAAACTTGATCGTTTGTCACGTTCTCAGCGTGATACGCTTTACCTCATCGAAGAAATATTTTTACCCAACAAAGTTGATTTCGTGTCAATGCAGGGAAGTTTTGACACATCATCGCCATTCGGCAAAGCGATGATAGGCTTACTGGCAGTGTTTGCTCAACTTGAACGTGAGCAAATCAAAGAGCGGACTTTTATGGGTAAGTTGGCAAGAGCAAAAGCCGGATTGCATCACGGTGCGGGTTATATACCAATCGGTTATAACTACAAAGACGGCAAATTGATTGTTAATCCATACGAAGCAGAACACGTCAAGAAAATTTATGAATGGTATTTGAAAGGATTATCTTTTCAATCTATTGCTGCTCGCTTGCGGGAAAACGGTTACACTAATCGTTATTCCGGCTATAAAAATTGGACAACTATCCGAAACATTTTGAGCAATACTATCTACACGGGACGTTTACATTACGGAGAGGTTATTGTGGAAAATGCACACGAAGCTATTGTAACTGATGAGCAGTTTAAAGCTGTACAAGATTTAAAAGCTAAAAGAAGTGAAATCTATGGCACTAATGCTTTTCAAGCCACGCATCTTTTGACAGGTATGATATTTTGCGGTCATTGTAGCGGGAGATACTATTATCACAATATAAGCGGATATAAGTATTATTCTTGCTATTCTCGTACAAAGCAGCATCCGCACATGGTGAAAGACGCTACTTGCAGAAATAAGAATTGGAAGGCTGAAAAACTTGAAGGAATCGTCTGCAGTCGTGTTCGTGAAATAATTCAGTCCCCCAAAATTGCTTTTGAGATTGCCAAGCAAAATCATACCAAGCCCGTCACTGTCAATACAGAAACGATCAATATTGAAAAGCGTATTCGTGAAATTGACAAACAAATAAACAAATTTATGGAGCTTTATCAGATAGACGGTATACCTCCTGAGATACTGAGCGAAAATATCAACAAATTGTACAACGAAAAGACATCTCTTCAAGATATGCTCAAGCCCGAAAAGGAAATTGCAGACGTTTCTTTCGACTTAATAGAAGCGTTGCTGCAAAATGCCGCACAAGTTTGGGATTTTGCCGATGAGTCTCAAAAGCGTAAAATTTTGCAGGATTTAATTAAGCGGATTGTTTTGACTGACGACAATGTTGACATTGAATGGAATTTTTAGAAAATAAAAAAGCAACTCATGAAAAAAATTACATGAGTTGCTTTTTTGTAGGTTTCGGCTAAAAGAAAATTCACTGTTTCGTTAATGTTCCCTATCCTGTTCTGCCTCTTAATCCTTACTACTACTTACTCTATATAGTATAGGTAACAGGGTAACAATAAAATATATAGATATACAATGTATAGAGGCTATAGGGGTATATATAGCCTATATAGCCTATATATACCCCCTAAACGCCCTAAATCATATAAATATATAGGAAATTACCACCTG